ACAATATTATCTTGCTCAACTCTATTAAGAAACGAATGGAGTTTCCAGATTTAAAAAAGCTGGTCATAGAGGAGTATCGTGACTGGGAGCCAGACGCGTTCATGGTGGAGAAAAAGTCTAATGGCGCGGCGCTGTATCAGGAGTTAAGGCGGATGGGCATCCCGGTAGGGGAGTTCACGCCGGGTAAAGGGCAGGATAAGATTAGCCGTGTCAATGCGGTATCAGATTTGTTTTCGGCAGGGATAGTCTGGGCGCCTGACCGCAGGTGGGCGTGGGAGGTTATCGAGGAGTGTAACGACTTCCCGAGCGGGGCTAACGACGACCTCGTGGACTCCACGACATTGGCGCTCATGAGGTTTAGACAGGGTGGGTTTATTAGGCTACCATCTGACGAGCCGGAGCAGGATCTTCTGTATAAATATCGCAAACGGCCTGTGTATTACTAGGACGAGAATAAATCATGGCGACCAACATCGACAAAGCGTTGTATTCAGACATGCCCGTCGGCCTTGCTGCAATCCAAGATGCTGAGCCTATTGAGATTGAAATCGAAGACCCCGAGTCAGTAAGTATCAGTGGTCCGGGCTTTGAGATCGAGATCGAGCCGCATGAGAGCGAAGAAGATTTTGATGCAAATCTCGCGGAGTACATGAGCGAGAACGATCTACAGACTCTTGCCAGTGAACTTGTTTCTGACTTTGACTCAGATATTGCGTCACGTAAAGATTGGATCCAGACTTATGTAGACGGTCTGGAACTCCTTGGTTTGAAGATCGAGGAGCGTATGGAGCCGTGGCCCGGTGCGTGTGGGGTGCAGCACCCGCTGCTCGCAGAGGCTGTGGTTAAGTTTCAGGCCGAGACCATGATGGAGACGTTCCCCGCCGCCGGTCCGGTAAAAACAAAAATCATCGGCAAAGAGACGCCAGAGAAGAAAAAATCCGCTGAAAATGTTCAGTTGGACATGAATTACCAGCTAACAGAAGTAATGCAGGAGTATCGCCCAGAGCATGAGCGCTCACTCTGGGGTCTGGGACTGGCAGGTAACTCATTCAAAAAAGTTTATTACGACCCGTCCTTGGGGCGGCAGGTATCTATGTATGTGCCCGCCGAGGATGTGGTGGTGCCATACGGCGCCTCTAGTCTGGCTTCGTCTGAGCGCGTTACGCATGTGATGCGTAAGAACGAGAACGAACTGCGGCGCCTTCAGTATGAAGGGTTTTACCGCGACATTGATCTTGGTTCGCCTGTGTCCGTCATGGACGAGGTAGAAAAAAAGATAGCGGAGAAACTTGGGTTCAGAGCGACTTCAGATGATCGGTTCAAACTTCTGGAGATGCAGGTATACCTCGATCTGAAGGGCTACGAGCATACTGACGATGATACGGATGAGCCTACGGGCATAAAACTGCCGTATATAGTTACTATCGAAAAAGGCACTAATAATGTACTGGCGATCCGTCGCAACTGGCGACCGGAGGATAAGAAATATCAGAAGCGCCAGCACTTTGTACATTATCCGTACATCCCCGGCTTTGGTTTTTACGCATTTGGTCTGATCCATCTGGTAGGCGCGTTTGCCAAGTCTGGTACGTCACTTCTTCGGCAGCTAGTCGATGCCGGTACGCTGTCTAATCTACAAGGCGGCTTCAAGTCTCGCGGGTTGCGGGTTAAGGGCGACGATACGCCAATCAGTCCGGGGGAGTTCCGAGACGTTGATGTACCGAGCGGTGCGATCCGCGACAACATTTTGCCGCTGCCATATAAAGAACCTAGTCAGGTGTTGGCCGGGTTGATGGACAAGATCATCGAGGAAGGGCGGCGGTTCGCGGGAGCGGGCGATCTCAAGATTGCTGATATGTCGTCGCAGACCCCGGTCGGCACTACGCTGGCTATCCTTGAGAGAACCCTTAAATCAATGAGCGCGGTCCAAGCCCGCGTTCACTACGCGATGAAACAGGAGTTTCAGCTCCTGCGCGACATCATCCGTGACTACACTCCCGACGATTATGACTATGACCCCGAGGACGGTGACAGGCGGGCAAAACGATCGGACTATGACGTAGTAGAGGTAATTCCGGTTAGCGATCCGAACGCAGCAACTATGGCGCAGAAGGTTGTGCAGTATCAGGCTGCACTTCAGTTAGCTCAAGGCGCGCCGCAGTTATATGACCTCCCGCAGCTTCACAGGCAGATGCTTGAGGTGTTGGGGATCAAGAATTACCAGAAACTTGTACCGGTGCAAGAGGACATGAAACCTCGGGATCCGGTCACAGAGAACATGAACCTGCTAAGACAAAAACCAGTCAAAGCGTTTTTGTATCAGGATCATAGGGCACATATCGCGGTGCATATGTCCGCGATGCAGGATCCGCACATTCAGCAAATGGTGGGTCAGAACCCACAGGTAGCGCAGATGATAGCGGGCGCAGTCTCAGCGCATATTGCTGAGCATCTTGGTATGGAGTACCGCAAACAGATTGAAGAGCGGATGGGCATATTGCTGCCTGAGTATAAAGAGGACGCAGACGAGCCCATGATGACTCCAGATGTTGAGATACAAGTATCTCAGCTAGCAGCGCAAGCCGCGCAACAGTTGCTCCAGCAACACATGTCAGAGGTTCAGCAGCAAAAAGCTCAGCAGCAAGCACAGGATCCGCTAATCCAGCTTCAGCAGCAAGAGCTTCAGCTTAAGGCTCAAGACCTACAGAGAAAAGCAGCAAAAGATCAGAGCGATGCACAACTTAAAGCCGCTCAGATTCAGATGGAGGCCCAGAGGCAAGCTAACCAACAGCAAGCTGAGGGTGCAAAACTAATAGCCAAGACTATGACTGATGAAGCAAAACTTCGTCAGATTCAGGAGATCGAGGGCTTTCGTGGCGCGTTGAATCAGATGAGGCAACAGTCACAACAAGGCAATAAGCCACAACCAGGAAAAAAATCTAAATGAGTTATGAAGTCTACAAGGCGCTGAGCGTCGTAGTAGAGCAGATTGACGAGAAAGTCAAACAAATCCAAGAGGCAATTAGCAGCGGGACCGCTAAAAACTTTGAGGAGTATCGCGGGTTGTGTGGGGAAATTAAGGGTCTACTCACCGCCCGTTCATTCGCAGCAGACCTTACACACAATATGGAGCATCTAGATGAGTAATCTTGATCTAGGACAGGCTATAGACCTGTCTGCGGTCATGCACAAACAAGCCGAGGAAAAGGCAAAACAACTGCCAAATCCAGCGGGCTACAAAATCTTGTGCGCGATTCCAGAAATGGACAAGGAGTACGACAGCGGTCTAGTTAAGGCTGATGAAACTCTTAAATACGAAGAGTTGCTGACCACAGTATTATTTGTGGTCGAGCTTGGCCCTGACTGTTATAAAGACCCGGCTAAATTTCCTACCGGTCCGTGGTGCAAAAAAGGCGATTTCGTGCTTGTACGACCTAATGCTGGTACTAGGCTCGTCATTCACGGTCGAGAGTTTAGGATGATCAACGATGACTCTGTTGAGGGTACGGTTGATGATCCGCGTGGCATCCGGCGTAAATAAGGAGGAAATATGGCTACCAAAGGCGAAGAATTTAAGTTTCCCGACGAAGCTGACGAAGAAATTAAAGCGTCAGAAGACGGGGATAAACTCAATATAGAAGTCGAAGCAGATGCTGAGACTCAGGTAAATATTGAGATTGAGGACGATACGCCTCCAGAGGACCGCAATGTCGATCCTCTGCCAGAATCAATTAAAGAGGATCTGGAAAAGGCTGATGCGTCTGAAGATTATTCACACAACGTAAAACAGAAGTTCAAACAATACAAGAAGGCTTGGCATGACGAGCGACGGGCTAAAGAAGCCGCGTTTCGAGAGCAGCAGGAGGCTCTAGCCGCCGCCCAGCGTATTCTTGAGGAAAACACTAATCTGAAGAAAATTATCCAGACTGGTGAAAAAGAACTTCTGGATACGTATAAAACCTCCGCCGAAATGGAGGTGGAGAAGGCTGAGCGTAGTTATAAGGACGCTTATGACGCCGGGGATTCGGAGAAACTGCTTGAAGCTCAAAAAGAGCTTATACGGGCTCAATTAAAGCTCGATAAAGCTAAGAATTTCCGCCCCGCTTTACAAAATGAAGATACTGATGTAAAAGTAGCACCTACACCGCCTCAGTCGCGGCAGGTACATCCTAAAACGGCTGAGTGGCTGGCTAATAATAAGTGGTTCGATAGTCCCGCAAAACGGGCTATGACAGCATACGCTAGGGGATACCACGAAGAATTAGCTGAGCGGCACGGGGAGCAGTATATTGGTACGGACGATTATTTCGACCGTATTGATAAGGAGATGCGACGGAAGTTCCCAGAAGAATTTCCTGATGCGACTCCAAAAAACGAGGAAGCTAATAAGCCAACTCGTACAAAACCAAGTACGGTGGTCGCACCTGCTGGACGTAGTACCGGACCTAAAACAGTTAGGTTAACCGCGTCACAGGCGAACTTGGCAAAGAAATTTGGGATCACCCCCGAGCAATATGCTCGTGAAGTTTTGAAACTGGGAGTTTGAGATGGCCGAACCAAATAAAGGACGGTTGGACCGTGAGCTTGAGACTAGGGCGCAGAATGAGCGTCCGAAAGCATGGGCACCCGCTGAATTATTGCCTGAACCGGATAGACAGCCGGGTTATGCATATCGGTGGATCCGTGTGTCTACGCTAGGGAACCTCGACCCCCGGAATCTCTCCGGTAAGCTCCGTGAAGGATGGGAGCCTGTGCCGGTTGAAGAACAACCGAAATTTAGATTGCTGACCGATCCGACGAGTCGATTTAAAGACAATATCGAGATTGGCGGCTTACTCCTCTGCAAGACTCCGGTCGAATTTGTTGATCAGCGTAATAGCTATTATCAAGGTCAATCGGATAAACAAGTAGAGGCAGTAGACAACACTCTGATGCGTCAAAGCGACCCGAGGATGCCCCTCTTTAAAGAGAGAAAATCTACGACTAGCTTTGGCAAAGGCGCTTAACTTTAAGGAGTCTTAAATGGCTTACCCCACGGTTGATGCTCCTTACGGTTTCCGGGCAGTTAATGAACTAAACGGCCTACCGTATGCAGGAGCTACGCGACAAATTCCTATCGTTCGCAGCTACAACACTAGCCTGTTTTATGGCGATCTGGTGCAGCTAGACACGAATGGAACTGTCATTAAAACTAGCTACTCCGCAGCCTCCAGTCCCAGCACCGTAATCGCTGGCGCTATTGGTGTGTTTGTGGGGTGTTCTTACACCAACCCCTCCACGGGTCAAAAGCTTTTCGCTCAGTATTACCCGGCGAATACCGCTGCTGATGACATCATGGCGATTGTCGTGGATGATCCGTCTGCCGTGTTTCGTGTTGCGGTTGTCGGACAAACTTCCACGGAAAGCAATACGGCCTCCACGATTGGCTATGCTAATCAGTCCTTTATCGGGACTAACGTGTATGCCATTACGGGTGTTGCTGGTAGCACTTCGACTGGCAACTCGAAGATGGCAGTTTCCGGTGACGGTCCGACGACCGGTACGGGTTCAGTGCGCGTAGCTTCTACGTCGCTGCCCTTCCGTGTTGTTGCGGTTGTTCCTGAGACTGCATACACCGTGACTGGTACTGGGTCTTCGGCCAGCACCACCATCACGTTGGCCGCTGCCGTGACTGGCCTTCAAGCCGGTATGCAGGTTGTTTGCCCGGAAGCCACCGCTGGTGGTACGCCCGGTGCTTATAACTATGTCACCAACGTCAACGGTACTACGGTAACGGTAGCTTCCACCTTGACCGCCGCTGCAAGTTCTTCGTTTACCTTTATTGGTTATCCTGAAGTGCTTGTTAAGTGGAATCAGGGTTGGCACAGCTATCAGTACGCTACGGCGCTTGCCTAAAGGAGCTAACAAATGGCTATTTCACGCGCACAACTACTGAAAGAGCTGCTCCCCGGCTTGAACGCGCTGTTCGGTCTGGAGTATGCACGTTACGGCGAAGAGCATAAAGAGATCTACGAAACCGAGACTTCGGAACGTAGCTTTGAGGAAGAGACCAAGCTGTCTGGTTTCTCCGCCGCTCCCGTCAAGGCTGAAGGTTCGGCGATTGCGTATGACAATGCGCAGGAAGCATGGACCGCTCGCTATAACCACGAAACCATTGCAATGGGTTTCTCGCTCACTGAAGAGGCGATTGAGGACA